GCGCCGAGGTCCGGCGACTCCCACGTCTCGAGCTTCCCCGAACGGTCCTTGGCGAGCCATGCGCCGTCGGGCGCACACTGGAGGCCGCGGACTGCGTTGCCTTCCGCGTCACGCTCGACGCGCAAGGCAAGAACCTCGTCGAAGAAGTACGGCAAGGCTTGCCCCGTCTTGTTCCCAGGCATCCCGGGCGCGTAGGTGATCTTCCCGAGTTCGTCCGTCGTCTTGTCGAGCTTCGCCGTGACGTAGACGTGATGCGTCGGCACGTCACGGAAGGCGCGCACGAGCTCGGCGAGTTGGTCTTGCATCGCGCCGTAGGCTTGGCGCGGGTCTTTGGCCGTGCGCTTCTCGGTCGTGAGGATGACCTCGGCGATTTCCGAGAGCGAGTCGATCGCGACGCTCTCGAATCCGCGGGCCTCGTCCGAGCCGACAAGCCACGAGTACGCCTCGTGGAGTTCGGCGATGGTGCTGATCGTGATGTAGGGCACCTCGTCGTCGGCGAGGCTCAGGAGTCCGCCTTCCGCCGAGAGCACGATGGGCTTCGGCAGCGTGCGAATGAGCGACGTTTTGCCAGCGCCCGCGGCGCCGTACACGAGCACCTTCACCGCGCCCGCGGCGCGAGAGGTGCGTTTGATGCTGATTGCCATGTGATTGCTTTCTCCGTCGGTCGGGGAATCCGGTTGACGGGGTGCACCGGCGGGGCATCGAGCCCCGCGTTCCCTCATGGGCGGTGCGGTGCGCCTCAGTAGGCGCCAGCGGCGACGAACTCGGCGTCGTCGAAGGAGGCGGCGCGAATGATGTCGGCGACCATCTCGGGGAGCTGCTTCGCGTAGCGGCGGCGAGCCGAGCGAATCGCATCTTGCAGCATCCAGAGGTGGCCACCGGCGGCGACCCATTCCGGGTGAAGCGCGTCGACGATGCGCTGCTTTGCTGCAACGTTCACATTCTGACCGGCGAAGGACATCCAGTCGGCCTCGTAGCTATCGCGGCACGCGCGCTCGTAGGCTGCGATGGATGCCATGCGCTCAAGGCTGATTTCGATTCGGCTCATGTTTCGTTCCTCATCGCCTCGGTCGGGTGATTCCGTTTGGGCGATGAAGACACCCTACGTCATGCATCACGAACGCGCAACAAAAAAACGCATCGGTGCGCTTTTTCTTTTTTCTTGCGCTTCGTTTTCGCGCGCTGGTACGATGTTCGCGCCATGCTCACACTCGAACAGATTCGCACCGCACTTGCCGACCGGCGGCTGAACGTCGTCGCGAAGGCAACAGGAATTCACGTCACGACGATCGCGCGCATCCGCGACGGAAGCACGCTCGACCCGAAGAGCTCCGTCGTCGCTGCGCTCTCCGCGTACCTCGAGGCCCGCAAGTGACGCGCCTCGAAGCCGCGCTCGCCTACGCCTCGTGGGGCTGGCCGGTGCTGCCCATCGTCCCGAACGGGAAGTTGCCGGCGACGGCGCACGGCGTGCACGACGCCTCCACCGATCCTGCGCAGATTCGCAAGTGGTTCGATGGACGCGACGACCTCAACATCGGCATCGCCGCGGGGAGCCGCTCGGGGCTCGTCGTCTTCGACATCGACCCGCGCAACGGTGGCGACGACTCCTTCGCCGAGTGGACGGCGAAGCACGGCGCGCTCCCCGACGGTGCGCTGCAGCTCACCGCAGGCGGCGGGCAGCACTACCTCGCCGCGCACGACCCGTCCATTCGCTCGTGCAAGCTCGTCGACGGCGTCGACCTTCTCGCCGACGGGCGGTACTTCCTCGCCTTCCCGAGCACGATCGAGGGGCGCGCTTACCGGTGGGAGGTGTCGAGCGACCCGTTCGACGGGGTGGCGCCTGCATCCATCCCCGATGCTTGGCGCGCCGCGATGACGCCTACGCGCGCGCCGAAGCCTGTTGTCGGAGCCGAGCTCATCACGGGCAACCGCAACGCAGGGCTCGCCGCTCTTGCGGGCGCCATGCGGCATCACGGCATGACCCGCGCGGAGATCCTCGCGGCCCTCGTCGTGGCGAACGAGGAGCGGTGCGAGATTCCGCTTCCCGCATCCGAGGTGCGCCAGATCGCCGAATCCATCGGGCGCTACGAGCCCGAGCACGACACCGCGGCGAACGCTGCGATGGCGGACGACGCCGTCGCCGACCTGCTCGCGAAGGTCGAGGCGCAGCGAACCTCGGAATACTTCCTCACCCGCGCGACGGCGTTCCTCTCCGAGCCCGCGCCGCTGCGGTGGCTCATCAAGGGCTGGGTGCCGGAGTCTGGCGTCACGATGGTCTTCGGCGAGTCGGGCGCGGGAAAGACGTTCATCACGCTCGACATGGCGTGCCGCATCGCGACCGGCCTCGACTGGCACGGGCAGCGCGCGAAGAAGGGCGTCGTCGTCTACCTCTGCGGCGAAGGGAACTTCGGCTTCCGACAGCGCGTCGCGGCGTGGGCGAAGATGCACGGGCGCACCGACCTCGACACGCTCCTTGTCTCGAACAAGGCGATCGACCTCGACGCGCCGAACGCTGCGGCACAGATCCTCTCCGCGGTGCGCTCGGTCACCGATGGCGACGTCGAGGCCGTCTTCGTCGACACGGTGAACAACCACATGAGCGGCGATGAGAACAGCGCGCGCGACGTTCGCAACATGTTCGGCGCGTGCAACGTCGTCGCCTCGGCATTGAACGCGACGGTCGTCTTGAACCATCACACCGGGCACAACATCGACGCGAAGGGGCGAGCTCGAGGCTCGAGCGCGTGGAAGGCGTCGCTCGACGCGTCGATCCTCATCTCGAAGGGCGACGACGGCACCATCGAGGTGAGCTGCACGAAGATGAAGGACGCGGAGCCTCCGTCGACGTTCGTCGGGCGCCTCGACTCGGTGGCCCTCGGATGGGTCGACGAGGACGGCGAAGAGGTGAAGGGCGCCGTCTTCGTGAAGCTCGAGGGCGAAGCCACGCCCACTCCAAAGCGCCCGAGCAAGATCGACGAGGCCCGGCGACAGTTTGAGCGCGCGTGGGCGCACGCCGGGATGGAGTGGCGAGCCGATCGCCCGTACGTCAGCCGCGCGGCCCTCAAGGCATGGTGCATCGAGTGCCTCGGAGACGCTCCGCGCACGGCGACAAACAAGGCGGACGCGAGCCGAGAGGGAAGCATTGTGCACCGACTCATCACCGCTGGCGTCATCGAGCTCCACGAGCACGGGTGGGTCGCCGTCGACGAGCTCGTCGTTCAGGCGGCGCGATTGTGCTGCGTCAAATGAGGCTTCCCCTGGTTTCCCCTTTTGGGGGAATTTGGGGGAGGGGAGGGGGGGGTGGCAAAGGCGTCGGCGTTTCCCCTCCCTTCCCCTCCTCCCCTTTAGGGGAGGGGGAAAAGGGGGAACACGATGCGCGACATTTTGGGCGACTTGACGTGATGCGTCAAAAACCGAAGGTAGGGGGAGAGATACGAAGAAAGAAAAAAGAACGCACGGTGCTTTTTTCTCTTGCATGTCTCTCGTTCGTGTTGCATAGTGTGCACATACCAACGGCGAACCCGCCGGAAACTGAAAGAAGCGAATCATGAACACGAACGAGATCATCAACTACGCGGCGGCGGACAAGGCGATCAAGGCGGCCGAGGCGATGCTCGTCGCCCTCCAGTCGATGCGCGCCGCGGGCGACGTCAACGAGTGGCACTGGGTCGACGCCGACAAGATCTTCCGCACGGCGGTGCGCGCCGCGAACCTCGCGATGGAGACGGCGGAAGTCGCCGAGAAGTACGACCTCTCGAACGCCTACGCGGCGGCGAGCATGAAGTTCGGCGACGAGCGCGCCGCGGTCGAGTGCGAGCTCTACCAGCTCAAGAACGCAGCCTGAACAACCACCCCCCCCCGGCGGCCAATCACCGCCGGAGCTTCACCCCTACCAAGGACAACAACGATGATCCGCCTCCGCGGCAACGCCGCCACCCTCGCCGACATCCGCGGCCTCCTCGCCATCGTCACCGACCCTGAGCTCCGCGACCTTCTGACCGCTTGCCTGCGGATGCGGGGTGTCGCGTGAAGCTCCCGCCGCCGCGCCGCGGACTCATCCGTGAAGCCATCGCCTACGGCGTCTCCGTCGCCCTCGTGTTCACGTCGATCGGCGTGTTCTTCGGGATCCTCATGGCCCTCGGAACGCCATGACCCCGCTCCTGCGCCCCAGAGGCCGCAAGGGAGGCTTTGACGACGCTGCCCTAGCCAAGCTCGCCCTCGTCGTCAAAACGGCTTCCTTGGCCCCTTCCCGCGCGACCACGTCGGTGGTCCAAGCCGCGCTCGGGTGGGGCAGGTCGACGACGCACAAGGCGCTTGCCGAAGCCGTTCGGCGTGGACTCGTCGAGCGCGTTGGACGAACCAAGGGGGCGTGGTATCGAATCCCTGCGCCCACCGCGCCGACCCTGACGTCAGGAGAGACATGAAGACCGAGACATGGCCGCTCGAGCGGCTCATCGACTACGCGCGCAACCCGCGCAAGAACGACCACGCCGTCGACCGGGTGGCCGCTGCCATCAAGGAGTTCGGCTTCCGCGTTCCCATCGTCGCCAAGTCCGACGGGCTCGTCGTCGACGGGCACCTCCGGCTGAAGGCCGCGCGCAAACTCGGGCTCGCCGAGGTCCCCGTCGTCCTCGCCGACGACCTCACCGACGCGCAGGTGAAGGCGTTCCGCATCTCGGTCAACCGCATGGCCGAGCTCGCCGAGTGGGATTCCGAGCTT